AACACTTTCAATTCGAACTCATGCCCAAAATAAAATGATTAGTACGGATTAATTCAAACGATGCTATCAAAAGGTGAAAACATGTCTGAACTGGCGTCCTCTCCTTCTCGCTTCCTCTTGGTTGTTATTAAATCTCTCATGCTAGAGGGTTTCTTAATGAAGAAGTGAAGAAATCTAACTCCCCAGAAACTAAGATAATCATCCAAGAAGTCATCAAAGTATTTGTTGGTGACAGCAGAGTCAGTGGACATGCTTGGTTTATATGGGGCTTTGTAATAGTCTAGCCAGGACATATTTTGAACCTCATCTGTCTCAAGTCCTGCAGTTATAAAGCGTTCAGTCAATTCACCTTGATCAAATACTGAGTCATCTCCACTCTCACTAGAGGATTCAGCAAGGTTTCCAAAAAGATCCATGAAACCTTCTATTTCTTCAGTGGTTGTCGAAAGCATGTTCAGCGATGTTCGCTCTGTGTGTGAGTTTTCTAGCTCAGCAGTGACTTCATCTGCAATCGTGTCATAAAGAGCATCTAGGTTAGGCAATCTATTCATGCCCATAAGTCGTCGTCTGGCAGTGTCACATGCCCAAGAGTCATAGGAAGGGTTGTCTAGTACTGCATCCTCAACTGCCTTTGTAGAAATAGGATGACTCCTTAGCCATGACGAGATGTGTTCATCCTTGCTGCCAGGTGATTGTAGACTGTCGGCTTTGTGAGTGTCATTATTCCCCAAATCTCTGCTACGGATTTTGTATGATAGAACGGTGTATCTTCTGCCCTTCTCTATGCTAACCAATCTGAGGCAGTTGTAACTTGTTATTTCTATTTCCATGTTCTCAGATGATAGCTGTGGCATATTTGTTAGTGCATGGAAGTTGATCCTCACAGATCTAGAGCTCTTGAGGGTGGTCATCTTCCGTACCGAGAAGTCCCAAAGCTTTGATCTAGTATCTGATTCGTGCAGGAAGTTCCATCCTATTTCTCTAACAAAATCGTTGAGCGTGTGACTCATGTGCTTGAGTTCAGCCTCGTTCTTGCAAGTCACACATTGCACTACGTTGTTTTCAGCATGAATCTCAACTCGACAACCCTCCATGGAGCCTGTGTATATCCCTGTACCCTTATACACACCAGCCACCCATCTTTGTCGGACGGAAAACCTACCAATCACTCCCATGTTGAACTTTTCAATTAGTGACGGAATCATATCTGAGATACTGAGGCCACAGTCCTTCATCTTAACATATTTTATTAGAATACTTAGAGCTATCTGACTTTTGGTTAAGTTATACATTCGTGATGACATGTTAGCACTGGCAAAGGGATCAGCATTTGCCATTAGGACTTGCTCAATGAATTTAGTTTTATCTGTGACATACGGAGGCGCTCTCAGGGATCTCCAGATCCTTTCTGTCAGCTGTCTCATGGACTCTTTAGCATCAACTACTGTGTCTATCTTTACGAAATTCAACTTTTGACCTTTCCACTGATTGTTCTCAATCATAGACCTGACAACATCCAATGTAGTACTTACCACATTGCTAGGAGAGTAGGTCCTCACTGTCTTGCGCTTTGCTGATGATGAGACAATGAAATTCCTTAGTGACAAGTGGGTTTCGAATGGTGACTTTTTAAGCGTTTCAGAACAAGTGGTGCACAGCCAGGGCAACTTTTCTTGGTAATGTTTGAATATTACCCCATGGGCATGTGCAGTCCCCTTAATATCAGGAAGTTTGAACCACTTCCTCTGAAGGACTTGGTAGAGGGTTACAGTTCTAAGCATACTATCCGTTTCTATCTGCAGCTTGTTTGACACGGATCTGCTGTGTATGTATGCTCCTAGGCTGGACGACTTATAATGACCTAATATAGATATTACAGACTCATAAAAGTTGCCAAAGGGAAAGAGCCATTCATAGTCACAAGACTCAGAGAGTTTAAGTGAGTCTATGAGCTGCAAGACCGTCTTGTGCTGGTGTTCGACTGACAGTAGACCTTTTGATTGGAGTATCACCTTATCCTGAAGCAAGTAGGCTGATGCAGCATGCAATCTCGAGTCTGTCTGGAAAGCCATAGACTCAGACAGTGATGGATCAGATGCTCTAATCATCAGTTCCATCAGTGCATCCTCAGAATTCATGGATTTCCTATACAACTTTATTGTGTCTGATTCCATATACCGCTGAATTTCCAGAGTATCTACCCCCAGCTGTTTTTTGAACTCATAGTACTTTTTCGACTGGCCAAACGACAAGTATGTTCTTACTGTTGGTTTCCCATCCTCAGTGAATTCGAACCCTTCCTTTTCATACAAAGCTAAGTGTAAGGATCTGTAAGTTTTATTGCGGCATGCTAGATACACTGAGAAGTCCTGGCCAAACATTCCACAGCATAGTGGGTGCTCATATAAGAAAAACCCAGCTGATGAGTGTGGCTTCTCTAATATCCTGAGTTTGAACCTATCCCATAAGTGATTAGTTTTGAGACCGAAGGTTTTGTAATGTGCCGAAGACTGGAGTATCTGGCATATGTTGCACAGCATGATTCCTCCTCCATGTTCAAATAAGTTGTTCCTGAGATTGGCATATGTTTGGAATCTGTCATCAAATTTCGACGTCGGGTGAGTGCGTATCACCGCTGAGACAAACTTGATCTGCGGGCTCAACAGAGTGTTTTTGTAATACCAAAGTGAGTTGAATTCCTCGATGTTAGAAAATGCTGATGTGGAGCTTTTTTCATAGCTCTGCTTTGAGCAAAACAGTGAGTATAACAAGGATTTGCTCTCTGTGACTGTACTAAGCACCAATTGCACCAGCCTTGTGTCTGCTGGCAGCTTTCCCTCTCCAAGCTCTGGATCCTTCTCGTAAATGCAACTTAGAAGACAGGATGAATCGTCTGAAGACACTTTTGTTGTGCACACCAATTTGAACTCTTTTTTCTGTAATCCGAAAGTTCCACGGAGCATCCTTGAGGATTCCACCGTTGATAGATCTGACCATAAATACAAGAATCCCGAATGGAGCAAACTAGATGTGTAATGGAGAATACCCTGCATCATGTTTGACCTATTTTTCATCATCCGACTTCTCGGGTTCAGTAGGTCCTGATGATCAGACAACCCCTGATATTGTCTCTTAAGCTCATTCATCCCATCATCAAATCCAAACACTTGTGGATGACGGTCAAAGAGGTTGAGAAGTTGGTGAGGGAGTTCCAATTTCTTATTTGTCACTAAGTTTAGGACCATCATCGCCGGCTCAAGAAGTTCGTCTGGCAGTATCCGACTTAGCATACATCCGAACACTGGCATGACAAACCTTTGCGCCCAAGTGGTGGCATCGTCTGAGTTTATCACTGTGGCTACTGACCTACTCTGCTTTAAATGGCCCATGACCTCAGAGAAGTGCAAGTCGGATCGTGCCAGTTTCTTATCACCTTTGGTCAGCATCTCGTTGTCTAAATCTTGGCATATGACTCTACTTATGCTTTCCAGAAGATGGACCACAATTCGGCACCTGAATTCAAGAACAAAGATTTCTCGAACTCCACCTATTTGCAACTTCTTGAAAAGATTACTCATCACTCCGCCATACTCTGACTCCACCTCTTTAGCCATGGTTCCCACCATTTTCATCACTTTGTAGTCCTTGCCACTTCTGAGCAGATCAATGCAAGCCTCCAGACATGTTTTGCGGACGTTCTCCTTGGACTCCTTGACATGCTCTTCTCGCATCAAGTCTCCTGCAGCTGACTTCTTCATTGTAGCCAGGGAACTCGTCTCCCGGGATAACAGCTTCTTCGTGCACTCTTTGAGAACCCACTTCTTGCAATCCCCGTGCTTCATTTCAATCTTTTCACATATTTTGTCGCCAATGGCACACACAAATGATGCGTTAAACTCGTGTGACTCCAAGTTTTCTGCTGACTCACTCCCCATGCCCATGTTGTGATGTGATGATTCACGCATTTTGAGTTCTTCAGAGATCACTTTCTGGAAGATTTTAAGGAACCCATGAATCTCTTTTGAATCTTCTTTATTGTGTAGGACACCAAAGTAGGACAAGTTGAGTGCAATTTCGAACTTACCGACGGGCTTGCCAGTGACCCAGGAAACAACAGCACATTCCTTATCTAGAGACCTGTCAAATTCTGAGATGTCAAAGCCTGATTCAGAAGTGTAAAGGCTCCCGGGTTTCATGTTCAGAAGACATGTCATCACTCTCTTTCTCATCCATATGCAAAGTCGGCTCCGAGAAAACCTTTCCCACTTATTTAAGATCTTCAGGGGGTGGTGGCCAAGTTTGTTATCCATGATGATGTCCATGTACGCATATCGAACCTGTTGGACTTCCTTGCTTGTCTGCTCCTTCCCTTCCATCCAGAATAATAGGCTGGCATTGAAATGCTGATGACAATCCTCAGATATGTTCTCAAGGGGGGTGCTAATATACTGTGAGTGAAGACTCATCCACATGGCAAGCAGGGCACAAGCCTTTTCTTGAATGTACAGAAAATGTGAAATCGAGTGTTGGTTGAGACTAACAAATTCACTTATAAACACATCTCCAAATGCAAACATGGTCTTAAAGGGAAGGTCAAATTTTTCCACCATGCAGTCTTTTGGGACTAGTACTGAAAAGAATATCTGCCTATCTGGAGCTGTAGGCTTTATAAGTAGATAAACATGATGTGTCCTCAATGGCTTGATGACAAATTCTCCAGAATTGCAATACTGACGTCTGGATATGTTGACCTCTTGTACTATAGTGTCTAGTATATCTAAGGCTAATCCTAAGTTACTATTCCTAAATGTCCTGACAAAGTCATAGGAGTCTTTGGAAAAGCTGCAGCTGGCCGAGCTATCTTCCATGAGCTCCAAGGCTCTGGAATGTAGCTCATCCAGGTCGGTCATGTGGAAAGATGGGTCAGACTCCACGATCTTAAACTTCCTAACAAATCTGTCGATGTCCTCAGTTGGGCATTTTGAAGTGAAACCTTTTCTTTTCTGCTCGACTATAGAGTTAACAATACTGTCCTCGCGATACTTACGTGACTCAATGCCAACTGTAGCTAGCTTAACTTTATCATCCTCGGACAGCTGAGGTTTAACACGATAATGCTTCCTGCGCCGAGCTTTTTGCTCCGCACTCCCCTTGTATGTGCACTCTTCATCAGCAACTTCATCCGATGTCTGGAAACCAAATGTCTTATCCGCATTTTTTGTCCCTTCATCTATGCAGGACTGCCAGAGCCTGGAATGTGACCTAGTTTGTAGAATGTTTAGTGATCTTAGCTCGCTCATGCGATCAGCGTCAGAAGTCTCATCATTGTCTTCTCTCTTCCTAGCAATGAAGAGTGGCACTTGAACGACAGCTTTCTCATCCATTCTCACCGAATTGTAGTGCTCATCATGGTCTTTCCAGTAGTTGGATATTTCCTGCTTGGATCTTTCATCATAGTCAAGCTCCTGCTTTTTGGGATTGAGGCTTTTCTTTACTTTCTTGTTCAACACCCTCCTGGTTTTCTGAAATGCTGAGTTGAACTCTGATGCAGAACACTGCATGGAATCACTCTTTGTGATTGATCTCCAGTGCTGAAGAAGTTCTCTAGATATAATTGGGCATTGGGCCTTATCTGGTATAGACATCTTAGAGAGGTTGCTCATCAGAACCTTGCTATCTTCATTAAACTCCTCATCTAGATCAAAGGACCAGCCATAATATCCACACTCTTCTTTGATACGTATGCACTCATTGTAGACATGCAGAAGGCCTATACTGTCCACCTCAGACATGCTTGTCCTTACAGTTTCCCTGGAGACAACAACATAGTGGAATGCAAGTTTATATCCAAGTCTATTGCATCTGCGCTCACACTCTTCCTGGTACATATCACTAATCTCACGTATTTTCTGCACACACCTGTCATCGTGGAAAGAAGTCTTGAGCTCCATGACCTCACATACCTTTGTCTCAGTGTACATTACGATTCTGTCAGGAGTCAGGTAGTCTGATGGTTCATTTAGCTGCATAATTGTCTTTAGAGTTTTGTCTGACGAATCAAGAGGGAACATATGTCTAAAGCAAGCCTCGTGTGGCAGCCTTGACATGTTCTCATCACTAATCCTGTATTTCCCGTCTTTGCTATTATAGCTACCAATTTTGCTGAGGTGTCTATGAACTGTCTTAGATGGTCTATCTTTGAATGATAGGATCACCTCTCCATTTATTAGCTCACAGGATTCAAGCAGACTGCTTGCCATTCTGTCAGGTCCACCAAATGTCACCAGATTCTTGTTGTTTGATATGTATTCAGAAAAAAAG